CAGGCTGCCAGATGGTGGCATCAGGCTGACGCCGACCAGGTGGGTGTGCGCAAGGTGCTGGACGCTGATCTTGCAAAGGCGCAGCAGATAAACAAAAAGCCCGAATCACCGGGCTTTTTTCTTGGTCAGGCGTAAGGCCTGGTTCCAGCCTTGTCAATGATCAGCGCCTGTTTGCGTGGGCTGACGTCCTCACTGTTGGGCACGCTGATGTGCGTCCAGCGGTCAAACTCGCGGATGACCTGATCGTAGCCGATGCCGCTGGCGACGATGGCTTTTACCACCTGGTCTGGTGTCATACCTGGCACACGGAAGTCGGCAGCGCAGCCGAGGCGGTGCTGGCTGGTGTCCCTGCTGCCCACAGCGTCGTTGACCTTTTTGGTGCGCAGGCCTGAGCTGATGATGATCGGCTTTCCGTTCAGCACCACCTTGACCTGCTCCAAGAAGTCAGCAAGCCTGGTGAGGTTGGCAAGCTCCTGATCGTTGGGGCTGTTGTCCCATCCGTTGCGCTCAGCAGTCTCGCTGGCCGTCAGTTCTTCCAGGGTGAAGTTGGGTGTTAAATTCATTTCTTGCCTCGTGAATCCATGATCTTCTCAAGCGTGCGGCCACCAAAGTATGCGGACATCACCAGCATGCCCCATTGGCCAAGCAGGGTGACATAGGCCTCGGCCACGCGAAACCCAAACCCATCGAGCACAGCCAGCGCCAGGTAAGCGCTCAGGATGTAGGCCAGTGTCATGGGCCGGATGTTCTTGGACAGCCAGGAGTCCGACGCCATGTCGGCCTTCCAGCGGTCGGACACGCCAGCCTGCTCGGACTTGTACAGGTCGGTCTCGTTGGCCATCTTGGCCAGTTCGCCGTCCTGGGCCATCTTGGCCAGATCGAGCTGGGCCTTGGCCTTGGCCTCGGGGTCTGGAATCAGTTTGTCGATCAGCTTGCCGCCAACCTCAAGCAGGGCAGTCAGTGGAAACATGGCTCAGCCTTTCGATGTGGTGATCTGGTCGTCGCCCTTGCTGACGGTGACCTTCTCGCCTTCAACCGTGACCCGCATGGGTTGCTCTTTGCGGTCGAGCTTGTCCAGCTTGTCGATCAGCTGCTTCATCACCTCAAACTCGGGTTTCTCTTGCTTAGCGTTTGCACCAGCGATGCCGTTCAGCATAGAGATCAAAGCCGTGAGGGATGCACCAAGCAAGCCCATCACAGCCGCGATCTTATCCTTGTCCAGCACCAGGCTGGAGGCCACGCCGATGGTGACGATCAGGGTGATGTAGAACAGGCCGTGCTTGCCGATTGCGCGGCCTGCCACGTCCTTGGCTGGAGAGTTTGCCTCCAGCTTGTTCAGCTCGACTTTGGCTTGCGCCTTGATCAGCTCGATCTGGTGCAGCTGCTCGTTCATGTCATCCGCCCTTCATGTGGCTGGCAACCCAAGCCACGGCAGCGCCAACAGATGACGCGATGGTCATGCCCATCCAGAAGCCGCCGCGCCCTTTGTTGGCCAGCGCCAGCAGCTCCTCGACGTTTCGCTCCATCTTGTCCACCTTCTTGTCCATGTCCTGAACTTTCTGCCAGAGCACGCCGTACTTGACCAGGTCGATCTCTCCATCCGCCATGACATCGGCCTCCAGCATTTAGATGCCCTGGCCGGGCGTGATGTAGACGGTGGTCGCGCCAGAGGCCAGACCGCTGAAATAGGTGTCCTTGTTGAAGCGCAAGATTTCAACAGCGCCAGGCACCAAAACAATGGCGTCCGAAGGTGTGCCAGCGACTGGAGCCACGGAAGCAGCCTGGGCCAATGCAGCAGTCGGGCCAGTGCCCAAGAACACGGTGTTCGTGCCTGCGTTGACAAAGCGGTACTGGCCTGCGTTCTGAGGATTGAACTTCTCGTAAACCGGCGCTTGCACTCCAGCTGGTGCAGTGCCTGCAGCCGCGACTACAACGGTCTGGCCAAGAGGGGTGAATGCAATTTGTGAGTTGGTGCTCATGTCAGACTCCTTGTGCAACAGATGCTTTGTAGGCTGCGATCACGTCAGCAGTGTGGGTTGCCGCACAGATAGCTTGCACACGGGCGTCTTCAGCAGCATAAGACTTGCCGGGGTTGATGACATGGTTGTTCATTGCGGTGCTGATCTGCTTTCCATCTTCCATGATGGCGATCTTTGTACGCACCTGCACAGTGCCGTTTTCAACCACTTCAATGTGATCAACAGTTTCAATTTTTTCCAACATGATGCTTTCCTTTCATGCCCAAGAATCCACTTGGGCTTTGGTTTAACAATCGATTGAGCCAGAGAATTCTGGTAATGTTTTGATGTGGTTGTAGGCTTGCGCCAGTGCGTTTACACCATTCAGGTCATAGGAGAATTCGTATCCTTGACGGGACAAGATTTGCGCCTTTGATGCGTCCTCATAGATCGTCAAAAGAGCTTGGCCTTTTTCTTTGTTCACAGATACATTTGTGACTTGCCCGTAGCAGCCGTCATAAACGTAGTCTGTAGAAAGGATAAAAACTGCACTCTTGGCAAACTCTGGCAAATGCTTGCCCGATGTCATTTCAAGTGTGCTGTTCGCGGATTTGGTGTATTTGGTTTTGATAGCCATGATGATTCTCCTAGTTAAACAATGTCGCACTCAATGTAGTCCGTCTCATTGACGGAGCCGTGGATGTAGTCAAATGACCATTGGAACAAAGAGCCAACATCTGTGGCTGGGTTGATTCCAGTAAATACAGCTTCAATTACTAAGTTCTCTGCAGTTGCACCAGTTTTTTGCTGAACGGTCAGTGTTGCGCCAAAAGCCACCGCACTGTTGGTGCCAAGTGTAATGACCGAAGCCATTACTCCAAATCCAGCGCACCTGACAAAAATTAAGTATTCACGAGCGAAAGATTGCTCATTTCCAAGACTATTAAGTCCATAGTAATGAAGCGTCAGTTTGCCAGTCATGGCTTTTAAGTTTGTTGTCGATCCGTCCGCATTAGTTTTTGTGAATCTTAAAATGTCACGACTGAGCGAGACTGGTGCAGCAACCCACTTTGATGTGATTGTCTTTTTTTGCTTGGCGTAAACCGTGTACAAAGTGTTGACGCTGGTGTTGCCAAGTTGTGGCAGGGTTATTCCACCAACAGCCCGTTGCCCACTCCAGTTCATGCCGTTAGAAAACATTTTTGCAGGGCCGTTGGAGTTCACCACACCCCAATTGTTGTTTCCAAATTGGATAATGCCGTCACTTATAAACTGGTATGGAAAAAATCCAACTTGACCGAGACGAGCTGCGCCAGTGAAGTGGCAACCATCAAACAAGATGCTGTTGCAAGAATTGGTTTCACTTACGAGGATTTCATTCGTGGCTTCAAAGTAGCAACCAATAAAATTAAGGTTTCGTGTGTCGTCCACATCAATGGTTGCGCGATTTGCAATGCCACCACCTTCAAAGCGGCAACCAATGAAATCATTGACTTCACTTGTTCGGAAATAAACGCACGCCCTTGTGTTGTTTAGAAATCCGCAATTTACAAACGTGTTTGCATTGGATGTAAAAGCAGGCGCATACAACCCGTATTGAGCATTGGCAAAAGTGCAATTTGTCCAAGTGCTTGTTTGTAAAAGTTGATTGACTGCAACGTTGAAATCTGTGTGCAAGTCCATCCCAACGTTTGTAAAAACGCAACCAGCAGTCTCACTTGAAACGTCGATGCTGATGCCCCTAGTGCCGCCACGCAGGGTCAGGTTTTCAATAGTGACAAAAATAAATGCGGCAGGGTCTTTGTTGACGATCTGCCCATTTTCCGTCATCGGAACCGTCTGGTTGTTGATGATCGTGCCAGTTTGAGACTGACCAAGAATCGAGGCAAAATTCGGAACTTTCAAAGAGGTTGTGATAACGTAATAGCCGTTCGGAATATAAACAGCTTTTCGTTCAAAGGGAACACTGTCAGCGTAATCAATTGCTGCTTGAATAGCCGCCCAGTCAAGCGTCTGAGCAAGGCTTACAACGTGCGGGAAGATTGCCTGCCATTGAGCAAGTGTCCAGCCTGTGGTGTTCTGCCCTTGAAACTCTGTAACCGTGCTTAGTGGTCGAGATACGTTGTCACCGATTGCGCCAAAGTCTTTGACGTTGATCGGTGCCCCAGTGATCATCGAATAGGATGCTTTTGTCAGTGTCATAATTTTTCCTTAACCAAGTTTGCGAACGTTGGTTCGCACAGAAAGACCCGCCGCATTCTTGCTTTGAATGATGACGCTAGTACCGCTTCTGTAAACGTTGATCGTGTTTAAGAAACCCGATACAACTGTGATGTTTGCGTCAGAGCCGTACACAAGCACAGTGCTCACTGAGTTAACAGCAATCAGGGCAATATTTCCCCAAAAATTGGTTTCTGAGATTTCAATAAAGCCAGTTGAAAAATTTGGAATAGTCAACGTGTCATTGTTGTTCATCGTTGTGATATGCGATGAAAAGTCACCCGTGACTGTATTTATTGCGCCAGTTTGAACAAGCGCACCAGCAAGCGTTTGATTTCCGGTAAAAGTTTGCGCAGCGTCAGTGCGAGCCATTGTCGCATTGGCATCTGGTACTGTGATGACGCGAGTTGAACCGGCAGATGGGCCTGTAAATTGAACCAATCCGCCAGTGATTGATGCAATTATTTGCGTGGCAATTGATGAAACCGTTTTAAGCATTGTGGTCTCCTTAAACCAAGAATTCAATCAGTGCGCCAAATGGTGGCGCTTGTGTAAATGTTGCATTACCACCAACGTAGCTGTAGGTGTTTTTATTTTGATAAACGCCGTTGATGTAGATTGCATTTGGATTTGATGCAAGTGGAAATTGAACTTGTGTTCCATTTCCAGTGGCATTAACTGGTGTAAATCCAGACAAAACAACATCACTGTAACGCTCTGTTGCAGATGGTGCGCTATACACCACGCTGCCGTTCTTGTTCATCACACGGATGCTGTAGTCGCTGTTGACGTACAAGCGTGCAGGTGTTCCGTTACGAGATGGATAACCACCTAGCGTGCGGATTGGTTGAGGCGCTGCAATTGTAAGAGCCGCATCCCAGTACACGTTGATCGGGTTGACCTGTGGGTCAAGGTTTGCCTGGCCAATCCAGACATAACCCGCCTCAAGAGGCTGGCCATCAATGTCCGTGAAGATCGGATAGGTGGGTTGGATCGAGAGTGCGGACATTACTGGTTCTCCTGTTCAAATTGCTCCTGGGCCTGCAACGATTGAACAATGAACTTCTCACGCGCACTCATTTCGCGTGGGAGTTTCACCGCATCGGCAAACTTTTGGAAAGATTGTGACATCAAGACGGCCTTTACGGTAGCCTTTGACGGATTGCTGTTGGTTGAAACGGCCTCGACAGCCAGGCGCTGGAACTCTGGTGAAGCGATCAGATCGTCTGCAGCCTTGAGGGCGTTTGTTTTTCCCTTGGTCAGTGCTGCGGTCAAACCGGATGCAATGCCTGCACCAGGCAGGCCGACAAGGCTTGTGGCTGCCTCGATTGGTACGCCGACTGCTGCACGCTTGGCCAGGCCATAGATGTTCGACAGCATGTTGTCAGCGCCCTGCAGCTCCTGCTGGACGGCTTGGATACGGCCAGTAGTGATTCGCTCACGGGTGGCCTTGCTGACGTTGCTGGACACACGGTATAGGTCGGACAGCTGCTTGCGTGCAGGCTGTGGGAGGTTGGCCATCAGCGCAGCATAGGCTTGCTTGTTGGCCAGAAGACCCTCGTACCACTTGGCATAGGTGTTGAAGTTCAGCGTGCCATTTTGGGTGGCTTTGCCGAATGCGGTGTTCAGCGACGAGGCTGTGACCGCCTGGCGCATGTCCTTTGGGATCGCGGTCAGAATCTTGGCCAGCTTGTCTGCGTCGCCTTTGGACAAGGACATGGTGGCCGACTCCAGCTTGCTGACCAGACTCTGATCGAGCTGACGGCCAAACAGGGAAGTCATGTCATCTTCAAAGCCCTTGCGCATCTGCACCAGGCTCTTGGCCAATCGGTAGCTCTCGCCTTGGCCAGCGGTCTGCGCCAGCGCGAACTGGTCGTCGTCGATCAGGCGATAAAGCTGCTTTGCAAGGCCGGTGTCAGCATCAGCAAATGGGCCAGCCTGGCGTGCAGCAGCGCCAACGTCGCGCCGAACGTCGTCGATTAAGGCGTAAGTCGGGGCACGGGTGCCAATGACGTTGCCTGCATCGTCCTTGATGGGCTTGGGCGTCAGCTTGCTGCGCACCATTTTTTCGAGTGAGGACAGGTTTTCTGGGCCATCCAGATCGTCGGCACGCTTTTGCACAAAGTTCAGCACGTTGTCAGCTTGGCCACGGGTCTGCGATGGAATCTGCGTGCGCAGCGCCTTGTATGCGTCGTCGGCCTGGTTGGACAGGTTGGTCACGGTCTGGTCGAGCTGCGTGCGCACGGACTGGTTGAGCCTGCTCAGGTCGGTGGTGCCGCCGATCTCGGTGATCAGGTTGTCGGCACGCTGGCCAACTTGCTCCAGGCCCTTGATCTCGGATGCACGAGCCTGGCTGCCTGGGATGGACTTCACCGCCTGGGCCAGCTCACGATATGCCTGGTTTGAGGTCAGGTGATCGGGCTGCAAGTATTCGTCGATGCCAAGGCGTCGGGCAGCTTCCAGCACCTTTGGATCGGGTGCGGCTTGGCCAGCCAAGACAGAAGTCGCTCGGGTTGCGCCCATGCCGCCCTCGGCAGCAGTGCGTGCGGTCGTGGCCAGCTCTTGCGGTGTCAAGGCAGCAGTTGGCGGAACAGCAGTAACTTGTGGCTGCGCTGTAGGTGCGGCCTGAGCTGCACGCGCAGGCATGGCGGAGCTGATTGGTGCGCCTTGCTTGATGGACTCCAGGTTCACAACCTTGCCGGTGCCTTTACCGACAGGAACCAATGCAGGAATAAACTCGTCTTTGTTGAGGACAGCAGCTGCGTGGCGGTGGTTGCCATCGATCACCCTCATGCCATCATCCAGACGAATTGGCAAAACATCCTCGACTCGACGGATGTCTTGAATCGATTGGGATTTTGCGATCTGCTCGGCTGTATATGTGGACGAGGCATTCAGGTAGTCGTCGCCAACCTGCGTCGGAATGACGTCGGAGGTTTTGACCATACGCAGCTCAAAATCAACATCCGGTGCTGCTTGGGCGCGTCGACTGATTGCTGTGAAAACGTCCTTTGTCTCTGGCGCTTGCACACGGCTTTTCTGAATCCAGTCATCCAACAGAGTGCCTGTCTTGCTTTGTGGGACTGGCGGAACTTCTGGTGCGGCAGCACGAACAGGCGCAGCTGGAGCAACGGGGGAAGCTGGTGCCATCGCTGTGCCCATAGGAGCTCCAGCAGGCGCCGCAGGGCCAGCGGCAGGTGTAACGGGCGCACGCGCAGCACGGACGGCCTGGACGCCGCGCACAGCGGCAGGCAGGACGGGCGCGAGCACGGCAGTCGTGGCCACCTCGCCGGTGTCAAACCGACCGCCAGTTGCAGCCTGTGTGGCCTCGATAGCGGCCTGAGTTGCGCCAGCACCAACAGCCATGCCTGGCAGTGTTACTGCGCGGCCAGCAGGCGTGAAGGCAGCCAAAGCGCCAGCAGCACGGGGAATGTCGCTCACCTGGAAGCCTGGCTTGATGGCGTACATCTGGCCATCGATCGACGACTGCAGCACGAAGTTGCCCTTCTCGTCCTGGCTGACTTGCACGCCGGGAAAGTTGGACTGGATGACCTGCACAGTTTCCTGTGGGTTGGTCATCATGGTGCCCAGGGCCGACTTGAAGCTGGACATGCTGAAGGTGTTGAGCTCCGGCATGCCTGCATAGTCGGGGAGCGCCTGGGTTGTGGGTGTTTGGCGCTCAGTGCCGGTGAAGGCCTCTCGGATGCCACCCAAGACGCCCAAGGACTCGGTGCCCTTGAGCTGCATGCCAGCCGGTGCACGCACCATGCCGTTTTTGACGTCGGCCTCCAAGTCCATCATTTCCTGACGGGTCATGCGGCCTGTGTTGTAGGCCTCCACCACGGTCGGTGGCAACTCGGCAACTTGCGTGCTGGCAGCCGTACCTTGTGCAGGAGCAGGCTGTTGGCCACGCAAAGCAGCGCCACGAGGCAGCATGAGCACGCCCGACTTGACGTCGGCTTCAAAGTCTGCCGCCTCTTCAGGCGTCATCTGGCCGGAGCTGTAGGCGTTGAAAATGTTTTGGATCGATCCAGGGGCCATAGCAGGGCCACCAGCAGCAGCGCCAGCACCACCTCGGGCTGCCATAACGCGCTGAAAGGTACTGTCGCCACCTCCAGGGAGCGTGGCAGGCGGGGCTGCTTGCTCTTGGCCAACACCGGCACTCACGCGCTCGATGTAGGACTTCGTGCGAGGCCCCCAGTTTTTGGGGTTGGTGCCGCCATGGTATTCGGCAGCGGCCAGCTTGATGTCGCCCTTGTTGCGCTGCAGCGATTCCTTCAGCAGCAGGCCAGCAGCCTCGGCTGCGTTCTGTGGGCTTAGGTAAGCATCGACGCCGTACTTGTCCAGCACAGCCTTGCGCGTGGCAGGGATGATCTGGAACGGGGTCTTGGCGTTCGCCTCAGACACTTGGTCAGCATTGCTGCGCTCGCCGTAAAGCAAGACAGACTTCAGCAGGCCAGAAGGCAGGCCGAGCTTTTGCTCAGTGCCAGCGGCCAGGTCAGACCAGAACGGGTCTTTGTAGCTGTTTGGGGCTTGTGTCGCCATCGTTCGTCCTTAGCGGCCAGGCTGGAAAGTACCGCTGCCAAGCGTGCCAGGGGTGGGCACTTGGCCGGTTTGTGGGTTCATCCATCGCATGTAGCTGCGCTGCTGTGTGGCCACGTTGGCTTGCTGTGCTGCTAGGCCTTGTGCGCGTTGCTCGCCGTACTGGCGCATGAAGTCCACGAAGGTCGTGCCAGCAGGAATCTGGATGCCGCCAATGTTGATGTCGGTCTTGGCACGGCCAAGGGAGCCGGTCGAGTTGACCCACTCAGCCTCGGCAGCTTTTGCCGCACCTTCATACTGCTGCAGCTTGGCCATGCCACGCAAGAACGACCCGATGGTCTGCGCGTTGGCAGTTTCTTCGGGAAAACCCTTGAGGGCCATCTGAATGTCTTTGTCGGTCGCCGGGCCAGGTGGCAGGGACTTGATCGCCTGGGTGTTGCGCAGCCGGGTGTATTCCTGGCGCATCTGCGTCCATTCGTCCTGTCGGCCAGTGGCGCCTGCGAACCACTCTGTGGCCTTGGTTCCCAAGCCTTTGCCGCCCTGTGCGGATTCGATTCGGCCAGCTAGGTCAAGCATGCGGCCTGCTGACTGCTCTGCACCGACGGCAGCAATGGTCGCGTCGTTCACGATCTTGTTTGCGTCGGGCGTAAGCTTTGTGCCAGATTGGCCAAGTTCAAACAGCTTCATCTCCACATCGGTCTGCAGCTTATCGCGGTCAAGCGCCAAGCGGCCAGAACGGTCTGCGATCTGGCTGTCGATGTTTTTGATTTGTGCAGCGGTGTTGGTGTTTTCCAAAGCTAAACGGGTCGGGGTGTTGGCCGTGACCAGCTCTTTCTCTGTTGCGCCTGCTTCGCCGGTGCGAATCTCTGCCGGGGCTTTCAGGGCCTTGATTGAGGATTCCAGCACCTTGTCGCCACCAGGCACGCCAGCCAGCATGATGCCGATGGTCTTCTGGGCTGCGGTCGGATTGGTTTCAGCCAGCTGCGCGTAGGTGTCGTAAGCCTTGGCGCGATCTTCGCGGCCAGAGTTGCGCTCGGCTTCGGCTTTTTGACGCAGCAGATCGACGCCGATCTGAGGTGCGCCAGAGCTGAATGCCGACATAACCTGGCCACTGAATCTCAGCTCGTTTTCCTGTTGGGACTTGTTGAGGGTGTCCCAATTGGAGCGCATGCTGGCCGCTTCCTTTTCGGGTAGCAGCATGGCAATGTTGGTGAAGTCGCGTGCGGTTGGGTTTGGATTGTTGATCAGCGCTTGCATGTTCTGGCTCAACATCTGCTGGCGCTCGGCAGCTTTTACGGCAGCTTCCTGTTGGAGCTTGGCAGCTTCCTGCTGCGTGCGAATGTCTGCAATGGTCGCGCCCAACTTGAGGCCACCAAGTGCAGCTTCAAATGGGCTTTGGACGTTGATCGAATAGTCGTAGGGTGCTGGCATTTTTTATCCTTAAAAGAGGCTGCCAAAACCAAGGCCAAGTTTTCCGCCTGCGCCGTATTGAGCGCCAAGCACTTGAGATGGCAAGTTCAGCAGACCGCCATAGGCTTTGGCTTGGCCAAGTTCGCCACCAGCCAGCGCAGCGCCACGTTCGGCCTGCAGGCGTGCGATGGCAGAGCCTGTCTCCATGCCTGCGGTGCCAACACCGGCAGCAGACTGCTGGCCGAGTGACGTCATGCCACCCAGGCGGCTGTATTGCTGGTCAATGGCCTCACGAAGCATGGCAGGCCGAAACTGCGAAAGGGCTGCTTGGATGTTGCCACCACGCAGACCGCCAGTGGCAGAGGCGCGTTGCAGCAAGGCCTCTTCGCCTTGACGCACAGACTCTTGGAAACCGACGCCGCCTTGAATGCGCTCAATGGCTGCACGCTCTGCTTCTGGGCCACCAAGGCCAAGCAGGGCCTGCTGCTGAGCAAGTGCTGGCGTGCCTGCTTCCACATATGGTTTAAGTAATTCACGCATCGCGTCGAATTGACGACGCTGCTCAAGAATTCCTGCTTCGCTGGCTCCAGCTTGAACTGCTGCAGCATCGCCTGCTGCGTCGGCTTGCATCATGCCGCCGACGAGCTGTGAGCCGCCGACGATTAGGCCGGTGATTGGATCAGGCATGGCCAAACTCCTTCATGTAATCTTCAAATGTCTCGCCATACAACTCCATGACAACGTGTGCATTATCGTTGGCAAACTTTGCGCCATGGCAGGCCTGGACGGCCATCAGGATGACGTCGTAATAGCCTGCACGCCACATGTAGGAACGCGCATCGGGTTTGCCAGCACGCTCGACAAGGTCGGAGGCCTGCCACTTCATAACCATCAAGGCCACGCAAGGTGCAAGCAGTTCAGCATTTTTGAGGTAAAACGAATTCTGGTTCATCGCCACAAGGGTGTTCCAGATTGCTCCATCAAGATCGGTTCGATCTACAGGATCACCATCGGCAACGTCATCAAATACTTGGATGGCGTTCCAAAGCATCAAAAGCCACTCCACGGCTGGCGCAGGCAGCAGCAAAACCTGTGCAAGGTTCTGTCTGAGGCTTTCTGTACCAGTCATGCTCTACCCTCCAAGTGGCGAATGAGCTGCTGGCGGCTCGATAAGCTCAGCACCTTTATTTTCCCACATTCGCATGCTTTGTCAATCAAGGTCGAACTCACGTTCTTCCCAGGCTTGGCAGCTGCGAAGGTCGTGGCAGATGAAGTCAAACTTGTGGCAGTAGCCACGAAAGCCTGCGCCTGTGTCCCAGTCGTTTTGTGGAATGCGCTCCATCTTGGCCTGCATCATGGTGCTGTTGTCGTAGTACTCGCAGTTTGAGCAGCGACGACGACGGGCCTCTTTCTCGTCCACTTGCATGGCTTTGCCGAGCGCCATCCAGTAGGTCTTGTTCGCGCCTGGCTCATTGGATGGCTTCTCAGGGCCAAGCATCCAGTCGTCGATCACCACCTGGGTGTTCTTTTTGT